TCAGAGCGCAGATTTTGACTCACGCATTGAACAGGCTAAGAAATTCTTACAGCTTGCGAATGAGGCTGACACTACAAATCGCTCTGAAGCCTTAGAAGACTTACGTTTTGGCGCAGGGGATCAATGGCCAGTAGAGATTCAGAACAGTCGTACCTTAGAAGCTCGTCCTTGCTTGACTATTAATAAAATTGACCCGTCTGTACGTCAGATCACCAATCAAATCCGTCAGCAACGTCCAAGGATGAAATGTCACGGGATGAACTCCCAAAGTGACAAAAAACTTGCTGAGATAATTACCGGGATATTCAGGCATATTGAAGTTCAATCGGACGCAGACCAAGCCTACGATAACGCTAATGACTTTCAAGTCCGCATGGGCTGGGGTTATTGGAGAGTTACGACAGACTATATTTCTGACGATTCTTTCGACCAAGAAATCTTTATCAAGCAGATTACAAACCCTTTCACCGTATATTTTGATCCAAACTCTGTAATGCCTGATGGCTCAGATGCTGAAGAATGTATGGTGACCGAGGTTATACCGAAAGCTCAATTTAGAGCGATGTATCCCGGTGCTGATGACGGTGGAAACTTCACACTTCGTGGAACTGGGGATTCTGATGCGATGTGGGTGATGAAAGAGGACGTTCGGATTGCCGAATACTTCTACACCGTTCGAAGTCAGACAACTCTTTATTTGCTCTCAGACGGGTCTAAAGTCTTCAAAGAAGATTACGACAAAGATTCAGGTCTGACTATCATGGAAGAACGTGAGACCGTCCGCAAAGATATTCATTGGTGCAAGCTCACCGCTATGGAAATCCTAGAAGAAGGCGTTTGGGCTGGTAAATATATCCCAATCGTTCCTGTTTACGGACAACAATTAATTGTTGACTCTAAGCGTAAGCGGTTTGGTTTGATTCGTCAGGCCAAAGACCCTCAGAGAATGTACAACTACTGGTCCACGTCAATGACCGAATCTATCGCTTTAGCTCCAAAGGCTAAGTGGTTGATTGCAGAGGGTCAGGACGAAGGACACGAGCAGGAATGGGCACAGGCCAACACAAAGGCTTTTCCTGTCTTACGTTATAAACAAAAAGACATCGAGGGAATCCCTGCGCCAGTACCGTCTAGGATTCAGCCTGAGCCTCCTCCAGCTGGGGTTATGGGTGCGATGGGCGTTATTGACCAAGATTTGAAGTCTGTGCTTGGTGTCTTTGATCCAAATCAAGTACCGACCGGAAATATCTCAGGAAAAGCGCTAAATGGTCAGCAGCAACAGATTGATCTGACTAACTATCACTATTACGACAACTTTACCCGTTCCTTGCGCTGGACTGGAAAGATTATTCTTGATCTGATTCCGAAGGTTTACGACACACAAAGAACGCTCAGAATTATCGGAGATGATGGAAAGCCTGATCTAGTGACTTTGAATGAGCGCAAAATCAACGAAATGGGCGTTGAGGAAGTCTTAAACAACGTCACAGTTGGTGAATACGATGTGGTCATGGATACAGGCCCGGGTTACAACTCTAAGCGTCAGGAGGCCGTAGATTCGATGATGACTTTACTGAGCGCAGACCCCGGACTGATGCAAACCGCTGGGGATTTGATTTTCAGGAACATGGATTTCCCCGGTTCAGACGTTATTGCCGACAGGATGGCTGCTGCGAACCCGTTGGCTCAGGTCAACGATAAGTCTGATGTACCGCCACAAGTTCAGATGCAATTGGCGCAGTCTCAGGCGGTTATTAAACAGCTTCAACAACAAATCCAGCAAATGCAACTTGAGCAGAAATACGGAATGTCTGTCAAGCAAATGCAAGAAACCGAAGAAACCAAACGTGAACTCATGCGTCAAACTGCGAAAGCGCACGACATTGAGATGCGAGACTCTGAGCGTAAGTACGTTGCAGAGCTCAATGTTCACGGCAAAGCACAAGATGCGGACTTGAAATCTCAGACTCAGTTGGAAGTCGAGCACATTAAAGCTCAGGTGGCTTTATTGTTGGCTCAGGTGGACAAAATGAGCGAGAAGGCTTCAACGCAACAGACAATCGAGAGAGCAATTTAGGGCAAAAGCCCAAAACCTTACCCGTCAGGTAGACGGGGAAAATCCTTGAGGTAACTCATGAGCGACAAAGAAGCAAGTAACGTAGTTACAAGCGAAAATTCAGCAGATTTCTATTCGCAAAAACTTGGTTTAACTAATGAAACGCCTGTTGAGGCTGTGGTCGAGGAAACTCCCGCAGAGCCGACAGAAGAAGTAGTTGAGGACGAGCCTAGTGCGGAAGAAGAAGCGAAAACGACAGGCAAGAAAAAGGGTATTGACAAGCGATTCAAAGAACTTACTTCAGAGCGTGAATTGGCCCGTCAGGAAGCTGATAGGGAGCGTCAGGCAAGGATTGAGTTAGAGAACCAGCTTAAAGAGATTCAAACTCGTACTGAGCAGTCTAAAAAGGGTGCAGAAGTCGATCCAGAGCCTCAACCCTCACAATTTGGCGATATGGTTGAATACTATAAAGCCTTGAGTGAGTGGAATACCGACAAAGCGATGCGAGAGCGTGACCAGCGAGAATTACAGGCAAGAATGGATGCTGAGAAAGCCAGAGTTATGAGCTCTTGGAATGAAAAGCAAAACAAGTTCAAGTCTGAAAATCCTGATTACGAAGAAAAAGTTAAGCAGTTGCAGTTCCCGGCTTCGCAAGAAGTACAGGATGCAATTCTTACAAGTGATTTCGGAGCGGAAGTTTTGTATCACTTGGGCAAGAATCCTGATCTAGCAAAAAAGATCGTGGAGATGCCACTTACTAAAGCATTGAAAGAACTCGGTAAGATTGAGGCGCAGTTTGAATCCAAGCCCGAAGAAAAGCCTGTCGTTACAAAGAGTAATGCACCGAAGCCGATTTCTCCGCTTAAAGCGACTTCATCCGCTGCTGATACACCGATTGGATCTGATGGACAGTTTCACGGTACTTATCAACAATGGAAAGAAGCACGTAAAGCAGGAAAGATCAGATAAATTTTTAACTTTAAGGAAATATCATGTCGAATAATCTTTTGACGATATCGAAAATCACCAACGAAGCGTTGATGGTTCTAGAGAACGAACTCACATTTACGAGCGAGGTGGATCGCAATTATGATGATCAGTTTGCGGTCATTGGTGCGAAGATAGGAAATACTGTGAATGTCCGCAGACCCGGTAGGTTCCTAGGCACAACAGGCCCAGCTTTGAACGTTGAAGACTTCAACGAATCAAGTGTGCCAGTAACTCTAAGCACGCAGTTCCATGTCGACACACAATTTACTACCCAAGACTTAGCATTAAGCCTTGATATGTTCTCTGACCGTGTGTTGAAACCCGCTGTTGCAGCTATTGCCAACAAGATTGACCGTGATGGTTTAAACATGGCTGCTCTGCAAACTGCTAACATCGTTGGCGTTGCTGGTACACCTCCAACAGGATTAATCACTTTCTTAACAGCTGGTGCTTATCTTGATTCTGAAGGCGCACCCAGAGATGGCCGTCGTTCATGTATCGTTGAGCCTTTTACAACTGCAACAATCGTTGACTCTTTGAAAGGACTTTTTGTTCCTCAAGAAGCCATCGGTGAGCAGTATCGCAAAGGTCTGATGGGCCGGGATTCCGCTGGGGTAAATTGGCGTTTGGATCAAAACGTTGTGAGCCAAACATTTGGTTCATACTCTGGTGTAACTTTGCAAGCTAACACAACAGCTGCTGTTGGTTACTTGACAAGCGGTTGGGCACAATACTCAACGATCCAATTGAATACTGCATCTAGCACAGCTACGCTGAACGCTGGTGACGTTATTCAGATCGCTGGTTTGTACGCAACTAACCCACAAAACCGTCAGGCTTATGGTTCAGGCAAACTCCGTAACTTTGTTGTTCAAGCTACTACTACAGTAACTACAGGCGCAACAAACATCCAAGTTTCTCCTGCAATCATCACAGGCGGTCAGTTCCAAAACACAATCGTGATTGGTGCTACATCCACAACTGCAACAGTAACTCCTTTCAACAACACAGGCACATTAAGTCCACAAAACATAATGATGCACAGGAATGCCTTTACTCTTGCCGTAAACGACTGCGGCTACTTACAAGCAGCGTAAGTAGAAAACCGTCCCTGATTGACTTGGAGTGCCTGAAGAGGTTAACAAGGCGCAAGCAGATTGAAAGATCGTGCAGCGTGAACGACTAAGTGGGATGGCAGCGAAAGCTGATGCGATAGTCTGAACTACCCTATAACTGAACTGAAGGGGTAGAGGAGAATCCGAAGAGTTTCTCCCGCCACAATTGTGGTCAGTAGGCGAAAGCCGAAAGTAACAGAAATGAGCCGATTTAGAGCTTCCTGAAGGTGTCCATTTTGCTGGACGTGCTTCCGATAAAGAGATCGGATTGTCTATGCGTGTGGTTCGCCAATACACCATTAACAACGATTCAATCCCGACTCGTCTAGATGTGTTGTATGGCTGGGCACCGCTATATCCTGAACTCGCTTGCCGTATCGCAGCTTAATCATTTAAAGGAAACAAAAAATGAGTAATCCCGGACCAGCAACCACAGTATCGGCACACCCAAGTAACGTCACCACAAATCAAGCTCTCCGCTTGATCGCTGTGGCTAAAGGCGTAAACTTAAATGCCGTTGCTTTCACTCCTGTGCAAGTTAACAACTCCACAGCTTATTTACCTAAAGAATTGATTGTTACCAACGTGAATAACGCTGGTTCAGTTGTATCTCTGTCTACAACGACAGCTTTAGGTATCACAACCACAAACGCTGGATCACCATCTAGCTTGTTTGGTGCGTTGTCAACTGCTCAAATCGCAGCTTTGTCAACATCAACTTTAGGCACAGCTTACTTGGACTCTAGTTCAACAAGCCTGTCTTTAGCTAACCAAACTCTGTACGTTGACGTAACAGTCGCTTCTGGCGCTACTGGAACTGGTGACGTATACGTTTATGGCTACGATTTCAGCTAATCGCAGTTAAAACCGGGGAAAGTCACCTCCAAAAGGGGTGGCTTTTTCTGTTTTTATCGCTACAATTAATTCAAAGGAAACATCATGCCCTCTACCACAATCGCTCGTGGCAATGCTCACGAAACCTTTTATATTGCGCCAAGCATCACTCCTGCTGCGCTTCCAACAACTTCAACTCAGTCTTTACAAACCTTTGCAATTTCTGGTTTGCAGACAACTGACATCGTTTCTTTACAACAATACCAAGGAAATCAAACTTCCAACGTAATCGTAAGTAACGTAGATGTTGCAACTGCCAATGTTTTAACAGTTCAGTTCCAAAACACTTCAGGCGCTGCTACTGCTATCACTCCGGCTGCTGGTGTTTATCAGTTTCAAGTGGTACGCATTGAAGGCGCTCCACAATCTACGAACGCAGCATAATGGCTAATACAAGCGTCTTTAGGCCAGTTGGCCCGTCCTACGCTATATCGGTGTCAACAACCGCATCAAGCGCTTTGACCGTGACCCCAACGGGTAACGATCAGATCAACTTTTGTGGTTTTTTGAACACTTCGACAAATCCTGTGGCTATTACGATTTCCGAAGCTAACGCTTTGAATTCCGTAACCCCAGCAACTCCAGTTATGCCTGTTTCGGGTACACCCCAACAAGTCGTAATGCTTGGAGTTTCCATGTCTAGTCCTATGGTTATTGCCGTACCCCCTAACGGGTTTGCGGTAAGCGCTATTTGTGGAGCTAACACAGCAACTGTTTATGTAACTCCTATGGCAGATCAATCATGACCAACCAAGTTGCATACACAAGCACTCCCAACACGACTCCTGTTAACACTTTCGCTGCTCAACCAATTATTGCTAGTGGATTTGGTACTGCACCCAAAATTGTGGGCGCAACACCAAACGCTTTTGCAATAACTATTGGAAGCGGTGGGGCTAATAACGGAGTTTTGACATTACCACCAGCACCAAATGGATGGATTGCTTTTGCTAATGATTTAAATATCTCAACCGGTGTTTATATTCTGCAAACAGCATCTTCAACAACATCTATTACTGTTACAAGTTACTCAAATACAAGCGGTTCAGCTTCCCCAATGACAGCTGGAGACGTAGTATTGTTTAACTGTATTCCCTACTAATGACAAATCAAACTGCAAAAACCGTAACGACAAATATTGTCCCAGTTCAGGCGATATTTGATGTCAATGGCGTTTGCGTTGGTTTAGTAGGCCCGGGGGGAGAGTTTTTCTCTCCTCCTCTTTCTTCTGATATTATTAATTTTGCTACGATCACAAATAGCACAATTGATAGTTCTCCAATTGGTGCGACAACGCCCTCAACGGGTGCGTTTACCAGTTTGTCTAGCTCGAATGTAAACATTACGGGCGGATCAATTTCAGGCGTTAGCATAGCGATTACTGCGCTAAATAACACCCCTGTGGGCAATATAACGCCATCCACAGGCGCTTTCACAACTCTAGGTGCTACGAGTGCATCATTCACGAATTTAAGCGTTACAAACACGATTACAGGCTCGATTTCGGGTAATGCTGCTACTGCCACAACGGCTACAACTGCGACAACCGCAACGACTGCGACTACAGCGACAACGGCTACAAACTTGGGCGGTGGGTCTGCTGGTGCAGTTCCCTATCAAACGGGCTCTGGGGCTACGTCTTTTGCGACAGGAACAGGGGTTTTTGTCGGGGGATCGACTCCGAGCTTCACAACAACTCCTACATTTGTAGGAACAAACATTTCTGGCACAGCTTCTGCTTTAAGTATCGGTGGAAACGCTGCGACTGCTACTACATCTACCAATCTTGCTGGAGGTTCTGCTTATGCAATACCGTACCAAACGGGCTCTGGCACGACTTCGTTCGTTAGCTCGGGCACTTCAGGCCAAGTCTTTCAAACGCTTGGTTCAGGGTCTGCGCCACAATGGGTAAGTCAGTCTTCACTATCAGTAGGCTCGGCTTCTAATATAGTCGGGGGCGCTGCTGGGCAGATTCCTTATCAAACCGCTATTGGTGCAACGAGCTTCACCGCTGCCGGAACAACTGGTCAACTGCTTCAATCTAATGGCACAAGCGCCCCAACTTGGGTCAATGCAAACTCTTTGAGCGTGGCGAGTGCGACTAATTTACTGGGCGGTGCGACTGGATCGCTTCCCTATCAATCCGCAACAAACGCAACGACTTTTCTAGGGATTGGCTCAAACGGGCAAGTTTTGGGGATTTCGGGTGGTGCGCTGACTTGGACTACACCGACTGCCTACGCAACGGTGACGGATGACACGACCACCAACGCAACTCGTTACCCGTTATTTGCAAATCAGACAAGCGGAAATTTAAGCACAGAGTACACGAGCTCGACTAATTTAAAGTACAACCCAAGCACGGGTTCTTTTAGTGCCTTGCAGTTTGCGGTCGGGACTTTAAGTTACACCCCGGCTAATGCTTTGGCTTATCTGCAAAACTCGGTTAGCACTTATAACCAGTTTATTATTCAGAATACAAACACAGGGGCAACGGCTTCCTCTGATGTAATTGTCAACAATAATCTATCTACCGACTCCACCTATTACGGTGATTTCGGTATGAACAGCTCTAATTTCAGCGGTTCAGGGTCATTTAATGCGCCTAATATGGTGTATTTAACTGCTACGACTGCTGATTTAGCGATTGGAACGACCACAGGAAACGCTGTTCACTTTGTCACGAGTGGAACAACAACCGATAACGCAACGATTGCCTCAACAGGGATTTGGACGTTTAACAACGCTATAAACCTAGCGACTGGTACAACAACCCTAGCGCCTCTGACGTTTACTTCAGGCACAAACCTGACAACCCCGGTTCAGGGAGCTCACGAGTTTGACGGGGCTTCTCTTTACATTACTGGAAATACAAGCACAGGCTCTGGCAGACAGATAATTAACGCCTCTCAAGTGGCTCAGTTAGCGACCAGCGCAAGTGTGGCGTCAGGCGGACAATTCTTTACTTCTACCGTCAGACCTGAGTTGATTTCAGGGCATTTGTATAAATTTCAGTACAAATTGATTTTTACAAAGTCAACTGCCGGGACAGTTACAGTATCGTTTTCTAACTCTGCTACGTCCAATTTCACCGTATTTGATGCAAATATGCAGCTTATACAGGTAAATAATGGCACTACAGCGAACTATAACGCCTACGCAGCAGCTGCGACAACCGCAACATTCCAAGCCTCATTCTCGCTTTTGGATGCGACAACTTATGTGGCCAATATTGAGGGTGACATTATTCCATCGGCAAACATGAGACTTCAGCTTTTAGTGACAGATTCCGCAGGGACTGTGACTTCATTACTTGGGTCTAATTTTGTATTTACAGACTTTGGCACGACAAATATAGGGAATATCGGATGACCTATACATGGAAAATTAAAGACATGGAAGTGGAAAATGACGTTATTTTGGGCGCTCATTATTCCTGTATTCTTTCTGATGACACAAATTCTGTAGAAACTGAGGGCTGGTGGCCTTTAAAACCCCGAGTTCCAATGCCCGTATTTAAAGATATTACTGAAGAACAAGTTTGCGCTTGGGTCGAAGAAGATAGTACACAAGACGGAGTAAATCCGATAAAATCTCGTCTAGCAGAACAATTGGCAAACTTGAAAAAAGAAAAAGTAAAGATGCCGTGGCTTCCTGCTGAAACTTTTAAGGTGTCCCTATGACCGTGCCAATAGATGTTATTACGAGGGCGATGAAAGACATAGGGGCTATTGCCTCGGGAGAAACACCGACCCCAGACGAAGCGCAAGATGCTTTTGATATGCTTAACGATTTATTGGATCAGTTGTCCAATGAGTCAATGATGACGTTTTACAAGACTGAAATCATCTTCCCTATAGTCCCCGGTCAAACTCAATACACGATTGGCCCAACTGGTCAAATCGGTGCTCAAGTGACAGGCACGATCACAGGGAACGTATTAACGATCAACACCATTAATTCAGGTGGCGTGGCTATCGGTCAAATGTTATCAGGCCCGGGAATTACGACAGGAACGACCATCACAGGCTTTCTGACGGGTGCTGGTGGGCAAGTTAACGAGGCAGGGACGTATCAGGTTAACATTAATCAAAACACGCTTGCACCAGCTTTTACAGGGTCTATCTCTGGGACAACTTTAACTGTAACTGCGGTTTTTCAAGGCTATATCGGGCTTGGAGCGGTGATTACAGGCACGGGCGTGACCACAGGCACTACGATTTCAGGGCTGATTAGCGGAACGGGTGGCACAGGAACTTATCAGGTTAGTGTCAGTCAGACAGTCGGTAGCGAGTCAATGACTGCGACAATTACACCGATCACTATCCAGCTTTACTACCAAAGACCTTTAGCAATTAATTCAGGGTTTGTAAGGGTAAACACTAATTCAAATGGTGTGCCTGTTTATCAAGGTGGACTGGATTATCCGTTGTCTGTTCTTGATTACGGGCAATACCAAATGATTGGACTAAAGACTCTGAGTGGTCCGTGGCCTAAAGCGTTTTATTATCAGCCAAGCGAAGAACTTGGAAATATTTTTGTTTGGCCTAACCCATCTCAGGGTGAAATGCACTTATTTGCAGACACTTTGTTCACAAGATACACAAATTTGACCGACCCAATGTATCTGCCACAAGGATTTTCAAACGCACTCAGATGGTTGCTTGCTGAGAGACTAATGCCGATGTTCGGTAAAGTTAACGGCACTCAGCTTCAAATGATTGGTGCTTACGCAGCTCAAGCAAAGTCTGAACTCAAGCGTACAAATATGCGTCCTCCACCAGTTTCTCGCTACGATGAAGTTATCACGTCCAGTCGTTCTCGTGACGCCGGGTGGATATTATCAGGAGGCTTTTTTCGCTAATTTTTAGTGAAACTAGAATAAAAATGTATTACATTTATCAACATAGAGCTGCGGATACAAATCAAATCTTTTACGTTGGTAAAGGTAAAGATAAGCGCTTTTGCGATAAAAATAAACGTGGCAGACATTGGAAGTTTTATGTAGCTAAACACGGTTTTGTTCCAGAAATCATACAAGATGGAATGGACGAAGAATTAGCGTTTTTAGCTGAGATGGAATGTATTGACGCTTATAAGAAACGTGGGATTAAACTAACCAATATGACCAACGGTGGAGAGGGTCGTTCTGGTTATTCTTTTCCACATACTGAAGAATCTAAAAGAAAAATGTCAATTGCTAGAATTGGTAATACCAATAAATTAGGCAAGAAAATTTCTGACGAATCAAAAGAAAAAATAAGCGTTGCTAGAAAAGACAAACCTTTAAGCGAAGAACACAGAGCTGCAATTAGCAAAGGTTTAATTGGTAATCGACATACTGCAAAGTTGACTGATGACCAAGTAAGATTTATTAGATTAAATCAAGGCAAAATGACTCATATTGAATTGGGTCAAATGTTTGGAATCCACAAAAACACAGTCCATAAAATATGGCGATTTGAACGTTATAAAGGCGTAAACTAACATGGCATCAACTACATTCGTCAATTATCAAACCGTTATAGACGCTGGATGGCTCAACGATGTCAACTCAGCGGTTTATAGCGGTACATTTCAAGCGACTACTCTGAGTCCTACCAATATCACGGTCAGCGGTGCTATTACTGCTAACGGGACTATCTCAGGTTCAGGGTTTAGCACTTACTTAGCAAGCCCTCCTGCGATTGGTGGAACTACCGCAGCTGCTGGTGCGTTTACTACTCTTTCTGCAAGTTCTACTGTCAGCGGAACTGGATTCAACACCTACTTAGCAAGCCCTCCTGCAATCGGTGGGACAACGGCTGCTTCAGGTAAGTTCACAACTTTGACAAGCACAAGCGATGCTACGCTACACGGACTAACAGTAGGTTTAGGTGCAGGGTCTGTATCTACAAATACTGCTATTGGTACAAGTGTTTTAGCAAGCGGGTCATTGACAGGAGGTTCCAATACTGGTGTTGGTTATCAAGCACTTAATGGAGTAACAAGCGGCGATTCAAATTCCGCATTTGGAATTTCAGCATTGACAAGTATCACAACTGGAGCAAGCAATACAGGAATTGGACGTGCTGCTGTAGGAAATACAACTACTGGTTCTTACAACACAGCAGTTGGTCGTGATTCTTTACTAAACAACACCACAGCATCTAACAATACAGCAGTAGGGTATCAAGCAGGGTATAACATAACAACAGGAGGCAATAATTCTGCATTTGGCGCACAAATAATGGATCAAGGTACTGGTGTAACTGGTACAGAAAATTCTGCGTTTGGTCGAATTAACATGAGAGCGTTGACAAGTGGCTCAAGTAATTCTGCTTTTGGTAACATTGCGTTAAATGGATTGACAACTGGTTCATATAACACCGCTATTGGAGCTTATGCTGGTTTTGGAGTTACTACAGGTTCTCACAATGTATATATTGGTCAATCTGCAGGTGATGGTTCGGTAACTTCAACTACTGGCTCCGGAAATATTATTGTTGGAGATTCAAGTAGTTTATCTGGTGCTGGTGATAGTAATGAAATTGTTATTGCATACAACGCAACTGGTAAAGGTAGTTCTACTGGATATATTAGTGCTAATGGAGGATCAATTTACCAAGGCAACAACTCTACTCTTTGGTCTATTACTTCTGACGAACGTCTTAAAAAGAACATTGTAGATAACACCGTTGGTCTTAGTGCAATTAATCAAATTAAAGTTCGTAACTTTGAATATCGTTTACCTGACGAAATTACAGATTTAGACAAGTCAAATGCTGTCAATATTACAGGCACTCAACTTGGCCCAATTGCTCAAGAACTTCAACAAGTATTGCCAGATTGCGTAAAAACAGAATCTACTGGAGTAATGTCAGTTGATCCAAGTGACGTTATGTGGCACATGGTTAACGCAATTCAAGAACTATCCGCACAAGTAACAGCATTACAAGCTAAGGTGGGCGCATGAACAAACTAATCACACTCTTAAAAACAAAGTCCGTTCAATGGGCTTTGGTCGTTGCGGTTTTATCCGTACTCCAAGGTTTTGTAATGGAATTTCCACTAACCCCAGTCCATCAAATGATTGCTGGTGTGACTATTTCAGTTGTCGTAGTTCTTCTTAAATTTTTGGAAGGCGTCTAAATGGCCGATTTTGGCTTTGTCGGAGCTGCTTATCAAGCACCATCAATCTACCAAGATGCTCAAGAATGTATCAACTGGAGACCTGAAGTTGATCCAACTAAAGCACAAGG